GTACGGGTACGACGCGAGCCTTATCGAGGCGCTGTTTATACAGCTCGACCGGGCGCGCCCTAACGTGGAACACGACGGCGTCGTCGTCGTGTCGGTCGACGGGCCCTTGGAGCAGCGGGCGGGTTGCGGTTGGGATAGCTACGAGGCTATCGACGCGCGGGTTGGCGACGCCCTCGCCGGGCCCAACACTCGCGCGGTCGTGCTCAAGCTGTCAAGCCCGGGCGGCGACGCGGCGGGTAGCGTCGAGCTCGCCCGCAAGCTACGCGCCGACGCCGAGGTTGCGGGCAAACCTCTGTACGCATGGGTCGCCGAGCGGGCGTGCTCGGCGGCATACATACTCGCGTGTGCGGCGCGGTCGATAGTGTTGTCTGACAGTGCGATCGTCGGCTCGATAGGCGTAATCGGTACGCGCGTTGACTTGTCAGTACAAAACACAGCGCGCGGTATACACGTGGAGTTTTTCGCGTCGGGCGCGCGCAAGGTCGACGGGCATCCTGACGCACCCGTTAGCGACGGCGAGCGCGCTGCGCAGCAACGCATAATAGATAGCTTTGCGCAGGTCTATTTTGATTTTGTCGCCGAGGTACGCGGCGTCGACGCTAAGGCACTCGACGCGGGCGTTTATCACGGCGCCGACGCCATCGCCCAAAAGCTCGCCGATCAGACGCTCTCGTTTGAGGCGTTCACCAAACAACTGTCAACTAACAACGGGATACTAGACATGAACCCAGAAGAGGCAGCGCGTAAGGCGCTAGCAGAAATGGCCGAGGGCGACGACCCTAAAGCCGCTCGCGCACGCGCCGCCCTCGCCGCGCTCGACGAGGCGGAGAAAACCGAGGGCGAGGGCGACGAGCCTGTACCCGAGGGCGAGGGCGACGAGCCCGCACCCGAGGGCGAGGACGAGCCGCATACCGAGCCCGACGGCGACGAGCCCAAGCCGGCAAAGGCAAAAGCCGCCGCCTCGGCGCGAGCTATCGCGTTGGAGGCTCGCGCCGATGTACACAGGCTACGCGCCGAACTCGCGAGCGAGCGGGATAAGAGCGAGCGCGATCGGCTGCTCGCCAAACGACCCGACCTCGACGCCGGGTTGCGGGCCATGCTCGCCGACAAAGCGACGCCGCTCGCGACCGTGCGCAAGCTCGTCGCGACGTTGCCTCGCATCGGCTCGGGCGCGGGCGCTACCGCGGCGCTCGCTGCCTCACAGCCCGACGCCAAGCCAACGCGCGGCGCACACAGCGGCGAGCCGCAAGGCGACCCGAACGCGGCGCGACTGCCGCCCGCCGAGCGCGAGTTGCTCGACGAGCGTATGGGCTTGCGCGCTCACACAACCGGCGTCGTCAACACCGAGTCAAAGCTTTTCCTCGGCGTCAGAGTAAAGGGTCAGGTCTAACAGTATGGAACGCATGATTAGCGAGGTCGCTATTGCGTACTACGATTACCCGCTGCTCGCCGGTCAGGTAATCGAGCGCGGTCATATCGTCGCCGTCGATAGCACGGGCTCGGTCGTACGAGCGACGGGCGCGGCGGGTCAGCTGCCTATCGGGATTGCGATGAATACAATCGTAGCAGCCGACGGCGTCAAGCCCGTTACCGTCAAGTTTTGGCGGGAAATTTGGGCGGCGTGGTGGGATAACGACTCGGCGGCGCCGATCACTATCGCCAAGCTTTGGCAAGCCGCATACGTCAAAGACTCGCATACGGTTACCCTAACCGGCGCAAGCGGCGCGTTTGCGCTCGGCGCGATCGTCAACGTCGACGCCAATCAAGGCGTACTCGTTCACTCTGATTATCCATTCCAAAAGCCGGTTGCGGCGGCGGAGATCTAACCATGCCAGCCCTAACGCCTAGTTTCTTGTTTGACCTCGAGTCGAACATGCGAACGATCACAGCTCGCGATTACGATCGCATTCTCAAAAAGCTATGGTGGCAAAAAGTCGCCAAAGAGATCCCGAGCGGCGCCAAGAAAGAGCGCATTTCATGGCTGCTCGACACTGCGCAGATCCGACCGACTGGACACGGCGGCAACGTGCAATTCGACGATATCGTCGGGTTGACGACCGAGGTCGAAAACCTGAATGCAGCGGGCGGGCTCCAGGTCAAGAAAGAGCAATTCGAGGACCTCGACGGCAACGGCATTGACCTCGCGTCGCACTGGAGTCGGACGATCGGCGCGTACGCCTCGTACTGGCCGCAAAAGAGCATTGCAAAAGCAATCCTCGCCAACGGCACCACGTACGACGGCAAGCCGTTTTTTGCGGTCGACCATCCGGTCAACCCGTACTTACCGGGCGGCAAGACGTACAGCAATCTCGGTACCGGTACGGCGAGCCCGGGCAACCTACCCGGCAAGCTGCCGATTGATAACTCGGTAACGCTCGACGTCGCGTTGCAAAACCTCGCCAAGGCGATCGCACACCTATCGACCGTGACTATGCCTAACGGCGTTGACCCTCGGTTTTTGCAGGCTGCGCACTTGTTTGTGCCGCCCGCAATGATTGCTCGGGCGCAGCAACTAACTAACGCGAAGTTCATTGCACAGTTAGCGGGCTCGGGCGCGGGCTCGGGCGACGTCGAGGCGGTGATCCGCAACTTCGGGCTCGGGCAGCCGGTCGAGGTAACCGAGCTCGCCGCGGTCTTTGGAGGGTCGGACACTGACTGGTACATCGGTACCGAGGATATCTTGACCAGCGAGCTCGGGGCCTTCGGCTACGTCAACCGAGAGCCGTTCAATATTTTATATTACGGGCCTCAATCGGACAGCCAACTGGCGCGCATTAGGCTGTTTCAGTGGACGAGCGAGGGTCGTAACGTCGTCCTAAACGGACACCCATATCTGTTGTTCAAGTTCTCGGCAACCTAACAACTAGGGGCGCGGCATGGCTGGTACAGAAACATACGTCGAGCTCGACGAGTTTATCGCGTCGACGCTTATGCCGCGCCCGTACGTCGACGAGGTCGAGGCCTCGTCGCCCGGTTGGATTGCACAGCGGTTGCTGCTTGTGTCGGCGCGGCTCGACTCGCGACTTGCGAAGCGATACGCCGCGCCGTTCCGACCCTCACCATACCCGCTCGTCGTGCGCGAGTGGTGCGTCGCAATAGTCACGTTTGAGTGTTGGCTCAAACGCGGCATTGCGTCGACCGACCAACAAGCCGAGACGTACCAAAAGCAGTACGACACGGCGTTTAGCGAGGTCGAGCAGGCAGCCAACAGCGAGACCGGGCTATACGAGTTACCACTACGCGCCGACCTCGACGGCGTCGCCGTTACGCGCGGTTTCCCGCAAGTGCACAGCGAGGCGTCGCCGTACCGATGGACTGTCGAGCAGGCTCGGCGCGGGCGTAGCGAGGACCAACAGTCATGAACGCGCCGCCTAAGTTTTCCATATCGGGCGCGTTGTCGGCGAAGATCGCAGCGCTACCCGCGGCGCTCACGGTCGAGGCGGCGCCGCGCGTCGCGATCGCAGTACGCGAGGCGCTGCTAAAGACAATGAATGCGCAGACCGCGCCCGACGGCGAGCGTTGGGCGCCGCGTAAACGCGGTACTCGACCTGTACTCGTAAACGCATCGGATGCGTTGGAGGTCGGGTCGTCGGGCTCGACTGTGATCATTGCGCTGCATGGTATCGAGGCGCGACACCACAGAGGTTGGGTCAAGGGCGGTACCGCTCGACCTATCATCATAGACAAGCATACGGGTATGACTGCGCCCGTTGCGGCGGCAATACATGCCGCGCTCGACACTGCGTTTACTGAGTGGAAAGTAACATGAAGGGCGAGCTCGCATGGGTCGCGCTGTACCGCCTCGTAAAGGCCGACTTTGTCGCCGAGGGCGTACCCGCGTCAAACCTGTTTGGCTGGCGCATACCCGCGCAACACCCGATCGGCAACCGTATCGCATGGGTACCGGGTGGGCCCAACGGGCTCGTCGGGCAGACACTGCCGCCGCGCAACCCGGGCGGCGAGCCGCGCCCGCTCGCGACACTCGGCGAGCTGTTCACGATACTTATCAACGGGCAAGATCCCGCCGACCCTGAGAACGAACTAACGCAATACAAGATCGTTAGGTACTTGCGCGACAGTTGGTACAGGTCGGTTTACAAGTTTGCGCACGGCGTATTCACGATACGCGGCGAGCAATGGGATGCGACGCGACTAGAGCGTCGACACGGCGCGGCGCTAAGCATCGTCGTCGAGCTACAAGCCGCCGTCGTCGACGAGGACTGGAGCGGCGACCCGTCGTACGTCGACGTCGCGCCCGATGCAAAGGCCGTGATTGACGTTACCGAGCTCGACGTAACCGAGCAGATAGAAGTCAAAGCAACCGACACTTAGACAGGCGAGGACATGACACAACCGCAAGTAACCATCACAGAGATTGATGGCGCGTTGGGCGTATTGCCTGCTAGCGCCGGGTCACTAACGGCCTTTGTCGGCTCGTCGACAACGGGCCCGCTCAATACGCCGGCAACGTTTGCCCGTACGACGGCGCTTATCGAAACCTTTGGAGGTGGCGAGGTCGTCGAGGCAGCG